CATTGTGAATTTTGAGAAAGCAAGACTTCTAACATATTCCTCAGTCAGCTTTACAAGATACCAATGCTGCATAACAACAGCTCTCTGCTCTCTCTGATAAATGTACTCCTGCTTTCTCTTTGCATATCTGAGAGCCTCTTCAAACTGTTCATCTGTAATCTCGCAACCGAGCAATTCTTCTACCTCTGACTTTTTTACTGCTTCTGTGTTCTGCATAAATCGTTTCCTCCAATACATCAAAAAATATGTTAATGACCTTATAGGCCGCCCATGCTACCATAGGTATCAGCAGGTATTCCCCGCCAACTGCTCGATAGCCTCTTTCCAAATATGCGAAATCAATCGCCCATTCTCCGACCATAAATGTGATTCCAAGTGTGTATACCAAAATCACTAAATTTCGGATTATCTGCCACTTTCTCATTCCTCACTCTCCTGCTCTGTGTAAAAATAATGGTCTCCATGCTTGAACAAAAATTCCAAATGTTCTTCATGCCAAGTAGATTGGCTCTTGCTCTCAAAATATAAAGCTCCATAGGATTTATCCCAATGCCCTACTTGGACCATTTCAAGAGCTTTCCAACAGTCCTCATTCGGTTCGACCTTATCAAATCTGCCATTAAGCACCGGCGAGAACTGATTCTCTTGGTAAATAACTTCTCTGATTGTGTCCGGAAACCTATCGTCCCACACCCTGTTCAGCACAACCAATATCACAAGAGCCTTTCCCTCTGTGTCTTGATTTTCTGCCTCTGCCATGGCGATTTTAGCGAGCAAATAAGCGTCCTCGGCACCCCAATCCATACTGTAAATTTTGCTCTGGTATGGTTCTTCCGTCGGTTTCTCTGTCGGTTCTGGTGTAGGTTCCTGCTCTTTGACAGTCGCCTGCTCCATCGGAACTATGTCAGCTGTCGTTTCCAACACCTCTACTGTTCCTGCTGTTTCGCTGTCTGTGACCGGTACATCATTCTGCGAGCTTGCAAATGCAAACGCTGAAATAACCAACATGCCAACCACCCCTAGCGAACTAATAAGCAGCTTTCGCATAACTAAGCTCCTTTCTGTCAAGGATAAATGCCATCTGACCTGTTTTTGGTGTTACTCGTACAATCTTGTCGTACCTTTCCTCAGTTTCTTTCTTCTCTTTCTCGCAATCACATTTCTCTCCTGGGTCTAAATTGCAACCGCAGGAAGAACAAACACTGTAATATGCCATTCCTATTCGCCTCCTCTGTTGTTTTCAATAACCGAATTTATTACATCCATTGGGATTCCGAACTTTTCAGCAAAGATATATTTACTTGCCTTTCCCTGCCCGTAGGCAAACTGTCCGTCTTCCTTGGCAACCTTGTTCAATTCTCGAATTGTTTGGTATGCCTTATTTTGTCTACATCCCAGAAGCTTCATAACATCCGCAGCTGTGATGTATGTTGTTAATGCTGCTCCTAAAACTCCCGGTGCTGTTGCTAATGTGCTCATGCTATTCCGCTCCTTTCGATAAATCTTTCTTAACCAGCTGATCCAGTGTTACACCGAAGTAATCACTGATTTTCTCTAAATTTTCTACTGTGGCTTTCGCTTTTCCTGTTTCGATAGCGTTATAACCTTGCTTTCCCCTATACCCAAGCAAATTTGCCATATCTTCCTGTGTCATTTCATGCTTCTTGCGTAAATGCTTGATATTTTGTGCATAAATCGGTGCTGGTGGTCTAAGCTCTGTCAAGATAAAGTCATCAAGAGTAACTGAAAAGAATTCTGCCATTTTGATAATTCTTGATAACTCCGGCTCTCTTGTTCCAGATTCCCAATTACCTACTGCCGCACAGCTCACTTCGAATCTTTCAGCAAATTCTCTTTGAGTTAAACCATCCTGTTCTCTGAGGTATTTAATATTATCTGCTAAATGCAATATCTCACTTCCTTTCCTGCGGCACCGAGGATGCCTGTCATAGCTCGGTGCATACATTCGTATTTCGTATTCCGATTTGGATTTCGTATTGGATTGGATTACGGGAACTATTGCACTCACTTGAATACATTTGAATACACTTGCTTGCAAATGTTTGTCACTCAAACTGTTCAAACATATCGTCGAACTTCCCAGCCTTCAGCTCCATTCAGCGATACATCCAAAGCCTATGAGCGACCTCATATTACAGATTTTTCTTTATCCAAACTCTCAAGTTCTGTGTAATACCTTCCAGTTCTTCCAAATCCGCAAGAACCTTTTCCAGTTCCGGCTTTTCCTTTTCCGATACTGTGCCATCCTCGGTAATATCGAGAAGCATTTCTTTTGTCTTGGCTAACCTCTTGAATGAAGAAAGAGCCTTTATGGTAATTCTGTCTAACTCGGATGTGCTCACTTCCGGAACATCTTCTCCCAGCGGACAGCAATTTTTACAGAAATAATTTCTAAGCTCCGGCGCATTATACAAATCTGCCATTAAGTGAATTTCCTCTGGATAAGGATTTGTCACTCCGCTTTCGATTCTGTATAACCTGCCCCTGTCTATCGACATTATGTCAGCTGCTCCCTCGCGGCTGCTCAACTGCTCATTATGTGTTGAGGCCTTGCAACGTGCTTGATAAAAAGCATTGGAGCTTGTCTTCGCTGTTACATTTGACATTTTCTATTTCACCTCTTTCTGATATGATTTAATTACTACTATTTGGCGAGTTGTTGACCAAAAAAATATCCGGGAACAGATATTCCACGCTCCTTTTGTAGTAAGAGGCGATTTTTATTGCAATTTTCAAACTCGGTGTTCTTTGTCCCAATTCAAGTTTGGATAGATATTTTTGTGAAATCCCAATTTCGTTAGCAACATTTACCTGCGTACGTTCTCCTCTTGCTTCAATAAGTTCCTGTCTCACTATATCACTCCTTTCATATTCGCCTTATGGTAGTAATAATATACTACTCTTTGGCGATTGTCAACACTTTTTTACTCCACTTTGTAGGTTTTTTTATACTCCTCTAAGTAGTATAATTAGAATGAGGTGAAATTATGAACAATTCAAGAATATCAGAAGAACGAAAAAAGCTCGGATTAAGCCAAGAAGAATTAGCGAATAAAGTCGGGGTTTCGCAAAAAAGCATAAGTAAATATGAATGCGGTACTAGAAGACCTTCCTATGAAACACTAACTTTGATGGCAAATCTTTTTGGGGTTACCGTAGATTACCTTTTGGGAAACGACACAAAAAGCATTGAACAATCTCCACCCATTAAAACAGCTAGTGTATCTGATACTGCCCTTAAATATTGGGTAGACAAAACCGGGTTGGATTATTGTGAGGTAGCTCTTCAATTAGGAATTTCAGAACAGCAACTTTTGTCGTACCTAAATGATGAGAAAGATATACCCTGCAAACAACTAATTGCCTTATCTGAAATTTGCGAAGTATCTACAGATTGTTTGCTTGGATTAAAAAATAAAAGTCGAGATAGGGATTTTGATAATACCCTTCCTTTTCATTACAACTACAACATTGCCGAACGAATAAAAAAACTCTGTCAAGAACACAATATCGATATTCAATCATCTTATTTGGAGAATTTATTAAGTTTGTCAGATGCTGAAGTTTTTCATTTAATAGAATATGGATTTGTACCTCATGTAGACACGATTACAAAACTGGCAACGAATTTTAATGTGTCAACAGACTATTTGTTGTGTCAAATTGACGAACAGGAAGAAAAGGTATTGAAAAGCTTTCAACAACTGAACGCAGACAACAAGGATATAATAATCGGCGAAATAAAAAAATATCTTAAAGAACAGCGCTACGAGGAATCTGTTGCAGCAGAAGAACCTCTGAGGAGAGCTGTTGGAAAATAATACCCTTCGAGTGGTACCGAAGGAATCACCCCAACAAACAGACAAAGCACTACAAAGAAGGTGAGGTGTGCGAAATTATTAAATTTCCATTCAAAAAGAAAACAGCAAAAAACATACAGGAAACTCCAAAATCCGATAAACCTAGCTTGGACGAACAATTTCGTAATATCAGCCAACAATCACATATTCACTTACAAAAGGGTGAATTGGGATTATATGCTTGTGACTTATATTCTCTTTCGGAAATTAACAGAAAAGAAAAGGCTTATGATAAGCAATTGCATTCTCTGATTATTTCCGCCTACATTCATTTATCCGGTGTAGATAATTTAAACAGTTATTCACATTGGAAGGCTGGAGACTTTTCTGTTACCGAACCTATGCCT